GCCTTAAATTTTTCTTTTATTTGATAGCGTCGATTAATAGTATTTGCAATTTTTTCACAATCAGGATCAATGTCTACACTTGTTACAAACTGTAAGTTAAGTTTCTCACTGTTAAAAAGTAAAGATGCAAGTACTCCATTCCATCCACCGTATACAACTGCATTGTTAGCTTTAATATTACTACGCTCAAGTTCTTTAACTAGCCATTCTTTACTATGTATCTGGCCTTTCCAAAAACTTTCAAGTGTTCTATAACGATCATTGCTGTCTCGTATAGCGTCCATCCAAAATAATACATCTTCTAAATCAACTTTCATAGATCTTGTATTGCATCCTTAAATTTTTTAGGACTATATTGGGGATAAATGTTTTTTAATTTAGCAATGTCTGGACATCTTCTAGTAACACTTCCATAATTTGGAGGTAGTCTTTTCCACTCTACAATTAATCCTTTTGAAGCAGCGATAATATTTGCTGCTTCTTTAATTGTAAGTTCTTCATCGCTACCAATATTAACTACTGTATTATTTACTTTATCAAAAATATTTACTACTGCATCAACAGCATCCTCAACTCTGCAAAAACTACGAGTTTCATCTGGAGCAATAAGAGTAAAATCTTCATTATCAATTTTTTCTAAAATATCTCTTATAAAGTGCCCTGACGCAGATGCTGGTCCAAAAATATTAAAGAATCTTAATATAATATAATTTATACTGCTATTAGTAAGATAATTTTCACTAACTATTTTAGATAGTCTATAACTCCATCGCGGATTAGTTATATCGTGTATAGCTATATTGTTTATCTCCGGTGTAGGAAATATGTTTGTATCTGCAATAACTTCACTACTACTTGCATAAATTATTTTACACTTTTTATTTCTTTCAGCATATTTAAAGACTGACATATCAGCTGATATATTATTTTCAATTAATTTGTTAGGAATATCATAAAAGTATTTTGTACCATTAATTGCACCCATATGAAAAATATATGCAAAATCTTCTTGACAAGCATCTAAAAAACTTTGTAGATTTCCTTTTACAAATTCTTGAGAATTTGGTCTATATGAATATCTAAACTCATTATCAATTCCAACCACATAGAAATTTTTAGACAACTGCTTACACAGCTCTCTACCAATGAGACCAGACGCTCCTGTAACTAGAACTTTTCTTTCCATCCGTTGTTTAACTCTCTAATATGTTTAAACCAATTTTGGTTTATATCTTGATCTTCCAATGTATCAATTAGAAAATCTAAATCTTTAGGTAAACATTTGCCACCAAAACCTCTTGTTCCATCATGTCCGGGGACATCTAAATATGTTTGCGAATGTTGTACTTTTAAAAATGCATCTTTAACTTTGTCATAATCAGCACCAACGTTTTCTGCTAGATCATAAAATACATTTGCAAATGCAATTTTTATTACTGCAAAATTGTTTGAATACATCTTAACTAGTTCTGCTTCTTTAGTAGTACAAATATTAATTTCTTCATCTAATAACCACTGAGGCAAATCTATGTTATCATAGCCAACAACTAGCGGACGCTTAAAACAATCTGTATCCCAATATCGTTCACGTAAAAATTCTGGTATATAAATTATATTACCTACTTCTTGTTGTATGCGTTCACAAGATCCTAATGGCAATGTGCTACGGATGACAAATGTTGCTAAAGGATTAAACTCTTGTATTAATTTTATTTCAGTAATAACAGTGTCGATATCTGCTTGTGTTTCTGTAGGTATACACACAAATACTGTATCTGCATTTTTTAAGATTTCTCTTTCAGTATCAAATGTAATGTCATGTACAACAGTCTTTGCATCATTAAGCAAACCTTTATGTGTAGCTTTACCTACATAACCGTATCCTAATATTCCAAATTTCATATTTTTCTCTTTGGTATCTTACTATCTGCACTACTAACACAACTATAGGTTATACACTCTTGTGGCGCTTTAAACAGCTCAAATCCTCCGTCTAACGTGCCTAAAGGAGTATCGTGACAGCTATAGCTACGTTTAACTTCATTCTCTCGAATAACACAGCCTTGGTATCCTGCATTACATTCCCATCCGTGAAACTTATTGAATCCAAATGCATTGAAACGTTCTGCTTGATCTAACTCGTATTTTGTACCTTCACTATCATATAGTGCAATTTGTGCTATTTGCTCGCCGTTCCACTTTTGTGGGAACCCTTGTCGCATTTTTGCGATTTGGTCTTCTGTATATCCGTGTACAACGTAGGAGGCACTAGGATCGGATTGGGGCTTGAGAGTGACATTAATACCTCTGGAGGCAAATCGTTCAAGACGTTGATAAAGTTCATCAAACTGTTCCGGAACCATAACTTGATTAATTGTAACGAATGTTTCATTGTCTATTAATTGGAGACATTTATCTCCAAACTCCTGTTCATTTGCAAATTCTGCATGGTAACTTGCTGTTATACTTCTGCGATGCAGAGTTTTAGTACTTTCTAACCATTTGTTCCACCATTTGCTTCCCGGGCTAAGATTGGTTGTCATGTGGATACTTTGGTAATCGGGTGCTGTATCACTACAGTAATGATCTATGATCTCCCCAAAGTACTTATACGCTGTAGGTTCGCCGCCGCTAAAGCTAAAATGGAAGTCTGTAAAGCCGTTTGCGCGAGCTTGTGCTTTGATACTATCTAAGGCCTTTAAGTAAATTTCTAAATCTTGGTGATCTGGGGTACTAGATCTAGCGTATGGCCAGCAATAACTGCATGAATAATTACAAAATCTAGCCAATATCCATGAGACCGTAAAAAGATGGCTCTTAAGCATCGTTTGCTGTCCAAAACTGGTTATATCAGTCCATGGTATTTTATCGTAACTATTCAAATTCATACTTTCTATTAGAGTTATATACTAGTTTACTACATTGTCTAGCACATGTCAAGCACTTATTTTCATCTTCCCAATATGTGTCTAGTCTCTTAAATAATTTTGTATTTTTATTGTTTAATATCCCTGTACTACAATTTTCAACACGTATATCTTTCATCATCTGTTTTGAAAATTCAACACTTAGATTTCTAAGATAGTGTATTGGTAACTTTTCTTCAATAGGTTGTTCTAAATAATCGCCCCCTATCCAACAACACGGAAAAATACTACCATATGGATCTACATATATCCCTTGTTCGTCTACACACTTAGGATCAATTGTTGTATTAGAAATAACACTGTCTCTATATTCTTTATCTATTAAATTAACTAGCGTTTTGTTTGGAGTCTTTTTAAAACGTTCAGTTTTTGCAGGCTTAATTGTGTATTCTATATTGCCTTGATCGTCGTGTACTTCATACTCTGACATTTCATAAAATCTTGTAGTACTTACAAAGTTTATGGCCTGAGCTCCTAAACCTAATATATATTCTTCAAGTTCGTCTACTTCGTGTTCGTTATGTGCAAATACTAAACTATCAACTCTTGCCCTGCCTCCTGCACTAATAAATGCTTTCATGTTAGCAATTACTTTATCAAAATTTGTATTTTTGCGATATAACTCGTGCTTTCCTTTAAAGCCGTCAACTGCAAATACCACTTCACTATTAGATTGTGTTCCTATTGCTTGTGCTAACTTTGACCACCATGTAGGGTTACGCATACCTCCGTTAGTATGCAATGCTAATCTTGCAGTAGGGTTACATTCGCGCACATATGAATATATTTCTAAACAATCACTTGCAAATGCTGGATCGCCGTAGTTACCGCAACTATAAAAGTTATCTAATTGTGCTAAAAATTCTTTAGGAAACCATTCTTTAAATTGTTCAATACTCATATCGCCATTACGTATGAATGGACGGGTTGCTCCGCCATGATAGTTTCTAGCACACATTGGACATTGTGCTTGGCATTTATCAGTTAGCTCAACATGAACTGTCTTAATACTAGAAACTAGCTGCATCAAACTGATCCTTTAGCCAGTCAAAGTCATTAATAAGTGCAATATTGCTGCCAGAAGCCATCCCAAACTTGCGGCCACTAGCAGCACCGGCCAAAGCGTATAAACCATACGGTCTAGTTTTGCCAACTGTACACCAAGTTTCAAGTCGTTTTTCTGTTTCTTCGTCATGTTGCCCTTTAATAACTTTACTACTTAGCTTTGCACATTCTCTAAATGCTGACTTATATGTATTAAACGGATCTGTGTTAAATGCTGTAATATTTGATACATCTGGCATTGCCATAAAATTTTTACTAATGCTAGTTGTCATATCAGCACTGTTAATGTCTACAGATAAAGTTAGTTTTCTAGGAAGAAGTTTAACACCACCGTAGCCATAAACTAGGTCGTTAATTGGATTTTGAGTCCTCCAAACGTGTACGTGGTCAAGTTGATGATCAGGTACATTATATTCAAAGTTAAAATCGTTTAGAATAATTGCATCAGCATCTACGACCCAAAACATATTAGTAAAACACTTTTTAGCTGCGTTTATATGTGCTTGATGTAATCCTTTTACACCATGCACACGTTT